CGTCACGCTCATGGACGTTGCTAAGAATCTTACCTTCTATCTCAAAGGCCTTAGCTTCGTCTTCTGTGTCAAACGAGTAGATATCTACAAGCTCCTTAGAGACCTGCCACTGACATTCGTCGTGATAGTGCATCATCTGTGTCGCTTTAATCACAGCGTCTCTAAAGGGGTTGCTGTAGAGCCCACGCTCTTTTAACTTACGCATATAGATAACCATCTGACGCTTCATAACAATAGCTCCGGTGCTCTGGAACAGAACGTTAAGCAACGAATGCTCTGATCGAGTCATAAGTTTACGTCCGTCGATGCCTAGGATAAAGACAGAGCGACCTTTAGATTTCCAATAACCTGCCACCCTTTCCTTAAGAATCTTAAGCGGTAGTGAAGCTTCCCAGAATGCCTCGAAGATAGCCTCTGCTTCTGCTTGAGATATGCCAAGCATCTTAGCAATCTTTTTAACCTGAGCTCCGTAAGTCGTAGCATACTTAACAGCTTTGCTTGTATCTCTCGGAACACCCATCTTGGTAGCGTTAACAGTGTGCAAGTCGTTAGGCTTCTCGGCAGTCAAAGCGGCAGCATACTCTATGCCACCTTCAAACTGATATGTGAAGTGGCCTTCTACACGCGCCTCAAGTCCTGCAGCATCCGAACCAATCTGGTACGCACCTTCTGTTACACCAAACAGGCCTCGCATATACTCACCATAGATACTAGAAGCCCTCGGTACGTTTGCTACGCCCTTGTGCGTGTACCTGAACGTGTTAGTTCCTAGCGTATCTGCTGGTGTACCTATACGACCATCCACTTGAATCCTAGGGTCGTTGAGCCAACCAGTACCTTTAGGTGACTGTATTGAGTTACGGCGATGCCTGTAAGTCAACCACAACACTAGGTTACCAACCCAATCAAACTTCTCACCCAGAGCTACAAGATCAGGACATATCTCCTTCTCTGTGCCAATAGTTAAAGAAGGTGTTGACAAAACACGCAGGGGTTTCTTCCTATCATGCATCATCATCTTTTTCTTTAACTGCTCTGGCCGAACTTTTAGGTGAGTCAAACGAAAGCTTGTATACTCACTGTTCATAGTCTTGTCGAGGTAACGCTCGACTGCTTGAACGTACTTCTCGTCTGTTAGCTTTTGCTTCTTAGTGTTAACTGTTAAGTCTTTCTCTTTCCACTCGGTAGGCTCCCAGCCTTGCTTGATAAGGTACTGTTTAATAGCATCCTGATCTGCAAGATAGGTTGGCTCCTGCGATTTAATAGGCTCCTGAGCCATTGGAAGAGTCCACGATTTACCCTCATACGTTACAACAAAGTCGCCATAGTCGTCTCGGTTAAGCTTAATCATGTGCTTCTCGATAAAGTTTACCATGTGTGCCGACAGGTTACCATCTTTTTTAATCTGAATCTTAGGAGGCATGTAAGTCTTTGCTGTAGTCTTAGTCATTTCCTTTGGTGGTAGTTGTGGTTCTATCTCGGCTTCGATTAAGCCCATCTTAGAATCCAAATCCACTATACATGACTCTGCAAGTTCTTTGTCAAACCTAAATCCGTAATGACTCTGCACTGTGATGTAGTGTCTACAGACTTGCTCTAGCTCAAAAGCAGGAGCCCAATTCCAGTTACGCCATTCGTTGATCATTAGGTGATCATAAACCTTGTGGTTTAGTTGAACATCCTGACCACAATACTTGAGCATTTCTGGCGAATACTCTGACCAATCTGTTTGCTTACCAAAATCATCCTTGTAAAAAGATAAGCGATTACCCCAAGCTTCTAGTCCATGACCACCGAGCCTGTCAGGATTTAACAGCTTACTAAGAACAAGTGTGTCACAAATCTCAATCGGCTGACCATCTAATGTGAATGGGTCTACGTCAAACTTAATGCCGAAGAAGAGCTCCATAACCATCAAGTCATAGTCAATGATGTTGTGACCAATTATCTTAGTAAACCTTTTTACAAGAGCTGGAAAGTCCCATAAGTTGCTTGGGTTAAAGTTATATACCATACCGTTAATATCTTTAACGACAATACAATGAACACGAAACGTTGGCTTTAACTTGAAAGGATACAGTTTATAGTTAATTGCTTCGTGTGTCAATAGGCCTGTTGCTTCTATGTCTAATACTACTTCCATACTAACTCCAAGTTATTCAAGGGGTGTTCGGAGAATTTACCCTGACTATGTTCTAGTAAGGTGCTTTATTATCATCTGCATTTTCTTGTGTGTAGGCACCTAAGCTGCCAAAGTCTTCTTCGTCTGAGCTGTAGTCACCTGATTCTGGGTCAACACCAACAGATAGTCTAGCAGTTTGTTGGTCATAATACCAGAAGCCTGCTGGGCCTGTGTTACCTGTACGCCTTGCCTTACTAACAACAACCTTTGTGGTATTTCTCACACGAGGGTCTGGGTGTTCTTTATCTCGCATAAGCAAGATGTTAATCATACCAACCTGAAAGATAGAGCCGGAGCCTTTTATATCTTCCTCGTGAATCTCTGCACCACGCGAGTTAGCCTGAGAGCCTGAGCCGCTTTTACGTACGTGAGCAACGTTGATGTGAATTACTTTGTTCTGCTTTGTAAAGCGCAGCAACCACGACATAAACTCATCCATACCTTCGTTAGCCTTCCCGCTGAGAGCGAGTGTGAGTGGGTCTAGGATAATGCCTTTGCAACCGCAGGCTTTAACCATGTACTCAATCTTATTCTTGAGTTCATCATCACATACATCGCCTTGGTGGTCAAGGATAATAAACCGATCTTCACCATTCGGTAGTGTTGTTAGTTCCTTATAAGCTGTCATGAAACGTTCTGTAGCGTAAAGCTCACGCTTCTCTTCGTCGTCCATATTAGCAAGCTTAATGCCTAGGTGGACGCTTACAAGATTCTCGATCAACTCACCCATATCACTTTCTAAAGGTATGACACCCATCTTATGCTCGGAGTTAAATACAAAGTGATATAGAAACTCGTTAACAACAGTTGTCTTACCAACAGAGGATGCAGCAACAATGTTAATGATTTCGCCAAAGGCAAAGCCACCATTCATCATGCGCTGTAACTCAACAGCAAAGTCAGGTAGAGGCAACTTAATCCAGTTAGCGCGTTCCATCAAGGCTTCGTAAGTCTGGCTACTACCTACAACACCAGCAGGTGTATACTTGCCTTTATTGTAAGCTGTCCAAAATGCCTGATAGAGTTCATCCTCTAGGCCTGCCTTAACGTAGTCACAAGGGTCGTTTAGACGAAGCTCTGCAATGTGTGCTTGTCCCGGCTTAAGCACCTTAGCGGCCTTGTCAGCAGCCTTCTTGCCCGGTTCATCGTTATCCATCATAATAATTACGCAGTCGAACGAGGTAACCCAATCGTAGTTCTCTTTGATCTGCTTATCTAGTGAAGGTTCGCCGGTAAGTGGTGACACAACAGCGGTGTCGTACTTTGGGTTTTTCTCCATCATCGTCTGCTTCATAGCCAGCGCATCTTCCTCACCACCTACGATGATAAGAAACTTACCACCCTTTTGATAAAGGTGTTGACCAAACATTTCATTCTTATTCTTTATGCTGCCGATAACAGAGAAGTGATGCTTATCGCTTTTAGGTACAGTGAGGTTACGTGTCTTGTAGCCTGTGATAACACCTTCCTCAGTCCCCGGATAGTATCGCTTAACTGACTTACCGGCTGTATCAAATTCTGTACGAACACCGTATAGCTCATTAACTGGAATCTTAAGCTTACGCTTACGCTCGCCACGGCATTCGAGCTTTAAAATATCTTCTAGTTTTTCTAACACAAGTTCATCAACCTCCGCTGGTTCATTGTTAAATTCTCCACCATCAAAGTCTTCGCCGTAAAACTCAGCAACTACCTTAGGTGAAATGTAACCTTTGCCATCGTCTCCGCAGACAAAGCAATAACCGTCTATGAATTCCTTACCCTTGTCGTCTACTTTCTTGTAGAGAGAGGCACCATCCGAAGAACCACACCCCTCGTGGGGGCATGGCAGATGTGTTTTAAAGGTTTGACCTTCCTGTTTGCTCATACTTCTCCTTTGTTAGGCTCTAGCTAGGTTGCGAATAGTAGCAAGGTTATCAAACTCTGTCAAGCGACCGTTCCGATAAACTACCCGCATTGCGTTGTCTTTACCGTAGACTTGCTCCCAAGTTGCTTGATCTTTAAGCTTAAAACGTGTGTCCTTCGTTTGTTTGAAAGTTGCTACCAACATTCGCATTTTTGTTTCCGTTCATTTTTCAATACCATGAAAAGGACAAGACAAATTGATAACCCTAAGACCAGAGTATACAGGGTCAGAATTGTCGAGAGAACCGCAGAGGCAACCGGCTACTTGATACCAGTATGAGTGCTTCTCGGCTGTCAGTGGAAACTTCCAGAACAGTTGCATAGTATATTCCATAGCCTGAATGACATCAACAACTTCTTTGTGTGTATCAAATTGATGAAACGGTTTTCTAAGTAGACAGAACAAATAGACGTAGATGGCATCCATTGCTAGAAGTTCTGGCTCAGTGATTCCACGAGACCTTGCGTAGTCTATGTTAAAGCTAAAATCTTCATCTTTCATAAGCTATCTCCTTGGTTGGTCTAAGCATAAAGTCTACAGACAAAGGCCGGTTCTGTCAACGTAATTAGCCAACTCTTCTCCATGCCCGACTGAGAAACCATTGGCTGCTCTAAATTTCTTCACTGCCTCAGCTGCTTGCTCTAGGTCTGCGAAGTAACCTAGATTTTTTCGGTTGCCATTAACACTGACTCGTGCCCTCCACCTGCCCGCCCCTTTGTGCCAACAAACACCAGTAACGCCTGACGTGTTGTTATTCATCTTACTTTTATTCTTCGTGTTCTCTTCCTGCGAACTGGAACATAAATTCTTCCAACGATTGTCAAGGGAGTCTCGGTTTCGATGATCTACTTGCTTAGGCAAATCCTCCCCCATCCAGATGAACGCTAGTCTATGTGCGAGCCAAAGCTTCTCGCGCACTTTTATTCTTACACTCGGGTAACCTTTCACGCCTTTCCGCATAACATTACCCGAAACCTCCCCAGCATAGCGATTATTCCACCTATTAAAAGCCTGATTATTAGTAAACCAGCGCCTCCCCCGAGCTTTCCAAGTAAACACACCAGTATCTTGATCGTAGTCCAGCAATTCTCTGACCAATTTAGTTGTTATTTCCTTATTCATTTCTTCGTCCTTTTCATTCTAAGAATAACTCCACTTGGTTGACTAGGTGACTATCTTCAGAGGGGCCATGATAACTGTAACACCAAACCTCGTCAATAGATTCCAGAAGAATTTTTACACCCTTCGTAAACATTCCGTGACTGACGTACAGGGTAACTTTAGCTGCGCCTTTCTCACGAAGCTTCTTAGCAAGACCTATAAAAGTCCCTCCAGCGTCACATAGGTCGTCTAGGATAAGCACGTCCTTGCCTGTGAGATCATCAGCATACACTTCGAAGCCTGACAATGCACCTGTCATTGTGTCACGAATCTTATCTGCACGAATGATAGGCTTTCCGAGCACTTGACCAGCCTTGCTGACTTTCTTGTAAGCACCACCATCTGGTGATACGTAAGCGTCACACTTTGTAAAAGGCCCACCGTCTGCTGCAAAAACAATGTGATCCATCGTAATGATTTCTACGTTATCTAACAGTGCTTCGATAACATCGCTGTGAGGGTCTACAACGTACACTCTGTTAAACCCGCATGAGTTGATCAGGGTAGCGATAACTTTCAAGCTGTGTGGCTCTCCGGTGTTGCATACACGATCTTGTCTACCATAAGGGAAGTAGTTAACAAGCAACACAAGATTCTTGTAAAGTAACCAAGGGCATCGCTTGACTGCATCGACAAGCAATAGCAAATCAATAAGATCGTTGTCGGCTTCATAAACTAAAGAAATAGAGACCTGATCGAAGACAATACCTTCTGGCTGCTTTGTGTTTTGCAGACGCAGGTTTCTTTCTCCGCAAGGAAATCGACCAAACTCTACTGGGATTGTTCCATGTTGCCCTTCGACACCTGTAGAAACACTTAATTTAATCATACTTTTCTCCTATGAACATTCGGATGCTGGCTTATCAAATCGAACCCTGATGAACCTAGGATGCCTGAACTTACCATTCTTTGTCAAGCCCATGCAGCCCACTTCTATAACTTCTGGAAGTTCTTTAGTGAAGTCAGCACGTTGCTGATCAGTCATTCCTGACACCTTACCCATGTTTGTTTCCAGTGCTCCGAGTAGGCCTGAGTATTTTCCCTTACCTTCTGTAAAGCCTGTTACTATAACGTCATGATTTTCTCGTGGCTTTACCTTGTAAACTGTCTCGCCCTGATAAATTACCAGACCTTCGTCGCCTCGCTTCAAAGCCTTCTGGAGCTGCTCTTCGACGTACTCTGCTGTTGGATTTTCAACCTCGAACAATACAAGTCGGCTGTCCAGAGGCTCGATGGTAAACGCCTGTGAGTCTTGTATTAACACACCACCAGTTTGTCTGCGAACTGCACCCACGGTTTCTTCCCAGCTACCGAGGAAAATCTCTGCATCAACAATGTGACTTGAGATATTTTCTAGGTTATACAAAGGCTTATCTGCACGAGAGACAGGCTCACCTGACTGGTTACGAAGCACCCTCACGCCATCCAGTTTTCGTGTAAACAACCACGTCCCGGTTAATTTCTGAGACGTATAGAGTTTCGGTTTGATCATTATTTTCTCCCTTGGTCTGGATAGATTTTCATAGTTGGTCTGGACAGTTATTTAGGTCTGAGCAGCGAACTCTACAGTTAAGAGCTGGTGTTGTCAAGGTAAACGGCTAACTCTTTTCCGTGACCATCACTATAGCCATTGGCTAATCTGAATTCCTTCACGACCTGTGCAGCTTCTGATAGGTCTGTGAAGAGGCCTAGATGTTTTTTCTTTCCACAAAGCCAGACTTGTGCCGACCACTTACCCGTTGCCTTATTCCAACTAACACCTGTAACTCCGCTTGTGTTGTTGCTCTGCCTACTCTTATTCTTTGTATTTTCTTTGGCTGAGCTGGCATCTAAATTCTTCCAGCGGTTATCGAGAGATTTCCGATTTAAATGATCGACCTGATCTGGTAAAACCTCGCCCATCCAAATAAAAACTAGTCTGTGGGCCTTGTGAAGCTTTCCAAAAACACTTATTGTTAAACTCACATAGCCTGTCACGCCTTTCTTCAGAGTACCTGCAACCTCCCCCAGCGAAGCGAGCGTTCCACCTCTTAAAATCTTGTTCTCGATTAAACCACTTTCTCTCCCGAACCTTCCAGACAAATATACCAGTTTCCTGATCATAGTCAAGTAATTCTCTAACAATTTCTGTAGTCAATTCCATTAATGTTCCTCCTTGAGTTTGTTTGCTGGCTTATACTACCAGCATTTTATTGTGAAAGTCAAGCTAATAATAATTTTCAAATGCTGTTGACTTTTCCTCTCCAGTCGGCTAAACTGAAACACAAACAACCTTATAACAATTCTACAGAATACTTATATACATTAATATATACAATTAAAGACTAAAATAACCTACAGAATTATTATAAGTTATTTAAA